CTAAAAACGAAGTTATGCCCGTGTTGGAAGAAATCGCCCGCGATCAGAACCGCCCTTGCCTATGGTCGGTTCGTTCAGGCGCGGCGGTATCAATGCCGGGAATGATGGATACGATCTTAAACGTCGGCATTAACCCGGAAAACCTGAAAGGCTATTGCGAGCATTTAGGCGAGCGAACCGCGACAGATTGCCGCCGCCGCTTTCTTCAAATGTACGCAAGCACGGTTTACGGGCACGAAACAATCGACGCAAAAGTAAACGAGCTACTAGCCGATCTTCGCAAGCAAGCAGGGGTAGCAACTGACGCAGAACTAAGCGCGGTTGATATTGGTCGCGTTTGCGTAATGATTGCTAACGAGCTTGAAGAACACGTAGTGCCCTACGAACTAGATTTGCAATTGGCTTACTGTATCAACGCCGTGTTTGAATCTTGGGACAACGACCGCGCGAAGTATTACCGTAAAATGAACGGCATCGGTGACGCAATCGGAACAGCCGTAACCGTTCAGCTAATGGTTTTTGGTAATGCTAGCGACAAGTCGGGATCGGGCGTAATGTTCAGCAGTGACCCGAACACGGGCGACGCGCTAACGGTTGGCGAATACCTTTGCAATGCACAAGGCGAAGACGTTGTAGCGGGCGTGCGAACCCCTGTCAGTCTATGGGAAGCCGTAGAAGCGAAACAGATCAGTCAAGGCATGTATAAACAGTTAATGAAGGTTGCGAAGCAACTAGAAACGCATTACAAGAACATGCAAGACATTGAGTTTACGATAGAGGATAAACGCCTTTACTTGCTGCAAACGCGTAACGCCAAGCGAACAGGTATTGCGGCGGTTAATTACGCGATCGATAGCCTTAAATCAGGGCTTTGGCAGCGTGGCGACCTTCGCAAGCTAACGCCGCGCGAAGTTCTAGAGAGTCTTCAGCCGAAGCTTGAAGGCGATGTGCCGCCGCCATACGTAACGGGAATTGCGGCGAGCGTTGGCATTATTTCGGGCGTGCCTTGCTTTTCTATTGAAGAAATCGAGCTAGCCAAGGAAGACGGCAAGCGCGCGATCTTCGTGGCAGAAGATACAAGCGCCGAAGATATTGAACTATTCAACGAAGCCGACGCGGTTCTAACTATGATTGGCGGCTTTACTTCTCACGCGGCAGTAGTAGCGCGAGGCATGAATAAACCGTGCGTTGTGGGCTGTACGGGCGAGAATTACGCCGAAGCCGAAGTAATCCTAGCGGATCTATCACAAACCCCTGAAATAACCTTAGACGGCGCGACAGGGATTATTTACGAAGGGGCACTAGAGATCAGCGAGCCGAGCGAAGACGACTTAAACGAGTTACTAGAGCTTGCAGGGTTCGAAGAAGAAAACGACGACCGCCGTTATATCGACATTACCAACCTTGACGCGGAAGAAGTGGGCGCGCTAGTTAGTCTTCACACAAAACACAGTGATCAAGAATTGGTTTTACACTATGCAGCGCGACGACCGGGCGCACTGCTAAAGGTGTTCGGCTACAGCATGATCCCGGAAAACCTAAACGAAGCATTACCGAAACTTGCGGCGCTGTATGACCCTGAAGCCCACCGCTTCGAGTTAAGCACGCCTTACAACTTGGATTACTTGCGCGGGCGTGAATACGACTTTATCGTGCGACACCCGGAGAAGCCGAGCGACTACCTAAAAAGCGGAAGCGTTCGAAGCAGTGATCAAGCATTAACAACCGTTTTCGGCACACTATCAGCCGCTAAACTATTTTTAGGTGCGATCGAAAAACAGGGCGTAAAAACAGCCCAACATTACCGAGCACCGAAACAACCACTAAAGCAATTTATCAAATACCTACACGAAGGGGCGTAACAGCATGGCATTAGTTCTATCAGCACTTAACAAAAAACCGCTTTACATTAACCACAGCAAGATCGTTACTACTGTCGACGACGAAGCGCAAACCGTTGCACTAAGCTACACCGAAGGCGATCAACTGAAAGTCGCGCACTTGGCGGGAATTGGCGACAAAGTTCAGGTGTTAGGCGTAACAATCACACTAAACCAATTTTTCAAAGGCAAGATCGCAAAGATTGCGTTACAAGGTAGTCAAGACATTGTGATCAATACCGAGCAAGTTTACAAAGCCGTGACAGAAGTAACGGGCGGTAAGTTGGTTGATCGCCGCGTCTATAACTACTTGAACCGCGAATGCGGCATTAACCGCCAAAACATTGACAAGCTTGTAGGTTCAGCAAAAGAAGTTACGCGCTTGGACAAAGGCGAAACACGAACCGTAGTTAGTAACATTGAATTTTCAACGTATAACGGGATCGTTTTCCAAGCGAAGGTGTTAAATGCTTAAATCAATCGTACAACGCTTTCACTTTTTATTAGGGGCTACCATGCACAAGAACGTTTTACCACACCCAAAGCCGGGTATGTATCACGGGGTTTTAACCGTAACTAAGCCGAACCACCGCGCCTTTTATCTTTATTGCGGCAGCTTCCGCGACCATATGCCAACGGTCAAAGGAATCAAACTAGCCCCTGAACTTAACTTAGCGGCTAACTATGAATTGCCGATCGTAGACTTTTCGATCCCGGACATTGGCGAAGTATTGTTGCTTATTGACTGGATAGACAATAACACGAACGAAGATTGCGAACTGTATCTAGGTTGTAACGGCGGGTATGGTCGCACGGGTTTAATTGCGGCGTGCGTTTTGGTAGCATTCGAAGAACAAACGGTAACAAGCGCGATCGAGATGGTTAGAAAGTCGGTGCACCCGCATTGCATCGAAACCCGACAGCAAGAAAAGTTCGTGCGCGATTTCGCCGAAATACTCGATACGCTACCGCTTGAAGCCGCGATCGATATGGCACACAAAAACCAAATTTAAACACGGATAAATACAAGGTTGGACAATGTATTTAACACTTGAACAAGTCAAAGCAAACCCCCTTTTTAGACAAGTTAATGCGGCGGATCTTGAACTTAAAACGGTAAGCAAAGCGATCAGCATGACGCAAAGCGCAGCTAGCCACAAAATAAGCGTCGATCGATTCGCCCTGACTTTCTACACACTTAATCACGCTTATAGTGAGATCCGAAACCGCAAGCTAGACAAAGAACCGCTAACGGATCTAGAAACGCGAATCTGTCAGAAGTACGAAGACACTATCGCAATTCAAGCACGTTTCTTGTTTGCCTATCTTACGCTAGCTTGTATTAGGGAAGCACGCCACGCGGAAGATCCCGGAACTAGCGACGAAGACCCGGCAGACGTAAAACACTTTTTTGATAATTTGTCTAGCTGTAGTTCGCACGAAGCAGTCGATCGCTTTATTCATCGTGACATTAATTGCACGGTCGGCGAGTTCTTGAAAGTGCTATCGGTGCAATTCAAACAAAACAACTACGCTAACGGCTTCGGCGGCGAAGCTTGGGCGGATATTGCCGACTGTTGTTTTAACTTCGTCAACGGCACGTTAACCGCCGAAGTTTTCGTAGATTTGGGTTATCACTTAGAGCACAATAACGGGAGCGTTTTTAATAAAGACTTTATCTTTAGTTCAGAAAAACCGGACTTACAAAAAATTCTAGATTGCCAAGCAGCAGGGCAAGCACCGAACCTATCTTGCCACCCAACGCGAGAAGGTCAGCAATTTATCTTAGAAAGCGCGCTAGACGAATCGGTTTGCGCGTTGGTTCGAGGTCAATATGATCCGGTTGATTGGTCGAAGGTTTACCGCAAAGGCAACCCGTCGAACGGTCAGTATGACGGCTTCTTAACTAACCCGGTTAAAACGCTTGAGGATAATTACCTAATAACGGGCAACAAGAAGTATAAACCCGCGAGTGATAAAACGGCGATTCACTACAAGGACAACCACGAAAAGCACCAACACACGGGCGAGATCAAGCCGTTTGCAAATCATGGTCTAAACACTTACCAACAAATCAGATAAGGATCAAAACATGACGTTACACATTTCAAGCAACATTAGCGATCCGGGCTTACTTAGTGACCTTGGGCTAATCGGTCAATTTCAACTAATCGACGTTGCGGCACAGCAAGAAGGCTACCAACCGGGCGACGCCATTCTAACCGAACCGAATAACGCATTAGGCGACCAAAATTATTCGTACTATGTTCAGCTTGTCGGGCAGCAATTAGAGATTTCAATCCCCTATGAGCACTTCGAAGCTTACGAAGAATCAAGCCACGATTTAGGCGCAGCGTTGCCACCACAAACAGAAGCTTGCTTCGAGTTGGTACACGAACAAATCGAAGGCTTTTACGCCAAAGTAAAAAGCTTGCTAGTAAATAAACCCGAAAGCCCAACTATAGCCGCCCTGAAGCTACAGAACAAAGCGCAGACGGCAGAGCCAACGAAAGAGATTAAAGCAACATCAATTCTTCACTATAACGAATTGCTTAACGCCGACCCTAAGCAAAAACCCGTTGAGCTTGAAGAAGCAGAGTTTTTATATCAGCCCGTTAACGGTACGAGCGCGAACAATACTTACTTTGTTATCTGCTTAACTACTGACGGTTTGCGCATGGCGGCACGCTATGACGGTTGCGCGCTTCGAGTTCGATTTATTTCAACGTGGTACAATTCGGAAACCGAAGCGATGATCAAAGAGCTTTGCAACGAATTTAACTTCACCAAGAAAACAGGCGGGCACTATTCGGTCACGTTCTTAGATCTAAATCCTAAGTTTGCACAGCGCACACTTTATGCCATGCTTGCAACATTCGACCCGTTGCGAATCCGAACAGGTCTACCACTAATCGAAGAATTTAAGGGGGCTTAATGCTTTATCTAATGGTCGGCGCTAAGACGACGATAAAAGATCTTCAACGGGTGGTCGCGCCCGTTGTTAAGGCTTACGGAATACCGCACAGAATTATGCGATTTCATGAGGGCGAACCCTGTTTAGGGCAAGGCGACGTTTTATTTATCATGGGTAAGGCAGCGTTTGACGAAATGAGCAAGCACGGCGTTTACCCTAAAAACCGTTCGGTAACGTCCCTTCGTGAAAAACCACAAGTACGCGGCGCGGGGCATGTACTTTGCAGCTATGACGCCGCAATCGGTCGCACTGACCCACAAAAAGAAGCATTCTTGCAAATCGACATTATGCAAGCTTGCAGAATGCACAACACCGGGACAATAAAGCCTATTCTTGGTTCGTACCATTGGCGCGACGATTTCTCAATTATGATTGAAGAAATTAAAGCGCAGTACGCCGAAACAGGTAAACCAGTTCGCGTGGCGGGTGACTTGGAAACCGTGGGCTTTGATTACGTGGCAAAGGATCGCTTTATCGTGTCGGCGCAATTCTCGCACCGCGAAGGTTATAGCGACCTAGTGCGATTTTACAGCCCGGACGACCAACCGAAGGAAGGCGACGAGCTTCACGATCAAATCAAATGGCTATTGAATAGCGAAATGGTGATCATGTGCGGCGCGAACTTCAAGTACGATCTGAACTGGATAAAATACAAATGGGGTATCGAGTGCACCAACTTTAAACTAGATACTACGTTAGTAGGTTCACTTCTTAACGAGAACCGAAGCAACAGCCTGAACACGCACGCGAAGCTATTTACGGATCTAGGCGGTTACGACGACGACTTGAACACAGAATACGACAAAGGGCGGATGGATCTAATCCCTAGTGACGCCCTTTTGCCTTACGCGGGCGGTGATACCGATGCGACGTTGCGAGTGCGTAACACCTTCGCACGCGAGCTTCAACAAGATCCGTGGTTAACTAACTTCTATGTTAAGTTGTTGCACCCGGCGAGCCGTGCGTTTGAAAAGATGGAACAAAACGGCGTATTAGTTAACGGTGATAAGCTACGCACTTTAGGCGAAGAACTAGAGCAAGAGAAAAACCAATACTTGCGCGAAATGTTCGATATGATGCCGCGACCGCTTGCCCTGAAGTACCGAGGCGAAACCCGTATAAAAGCGGCTATTGTAAAAGATTACCTATTCGGCGCGCGTGGTCTAGGCTTAAAGCCGATTATGTTCAGCGAAAAGAACCAAGAGCCTTTAACCAATAAAAGCCACTTAAACAACTTTGATGATCCAAAGCTTTACCCTGAAGCGCACAAATTCATCCAGTTAGTTAACAAGTGGAATCAGGCAGACAAGGCGCAAGGTACTTACTGCACGGGCTTCCTAAAGCACCAACGCGAAGACGGTTACTTTCACCCGTCATATATGCTATTTAAAGGCGCGTTTGATAACGACAAAGGCACGGACGATTCGGGAACAGTCACGGGACGCCTAGCGGCTAAAGACCCGGCGATCCAAACCCTACCGAAGAAAACAGCACTAGCTAAACGACTTCGCGCCTGTTATGAACCCCCGGAAGGCTACAGCATAGTCGAGATTGACTTTTCGCAAGGTGAATTACGCGTTTGTGCCGTTATGGCAAACGAACCCGCTATGAAGAAAGCTTACCGCGAAGGCTTGGATCTTCACGTTATCTCAGGAGGTGCAACGGCGGGTCTATCTTACGAGCAAATGCAAGAGTTATCGAAGACCGACGAAGCACTATATAAAAAATATCGTAACTATGGTAAGCCGCAGAACTTCGGTCTTTTATATGGTATGAGTTGGGGAGGCTTCCAACAGTACGCGAAGGATCAGTACCATGTATTGCTATCCGACAAAGAGGCGCAAAACATGCGTTTCAACTTCTTCGATACTTATGCGCGCCTTCCAGATTGGCACGAAGAAACGAAAGAATTTGCAAGACAAAACGGCTATATCCGTTCGCCATTGGGTCGAATCCGTCATTTACCATTAATCAACAGCTACGATAACTTCTTCAAGTCGCAAGCCGAGCGCCAAGCGGTTAACAGTGGCGTGCAATCAACACTTTCTGATCTGCTTATCTACGGTATGGCACGATTTAGGGAGCAATACGGCGACCCGGACGAAGTTAAATTCATGGCTATGATTCACGATGCGTTAGTGTCGTATATCAAAACTGATCAATTAAGTTACTGGATACCGATTCTTCAGGCTATAATGCAGGACACACAAATACTTTATGATGTGTTCGGTTGGGAAGTCGATATACCTTTCATTGCGGACGCGGAACACTCAGAAACCAACTTTGCAGAAATGCGAGAGTATCAAGAGGCGGCATAAAATGGCAGACAGTAAGAAACAAGATACGGGCGGGAATATGAGCGCCCAACTTATCACGGGCGCAGATTACGACGTTTTCGCAAGCAATAGCTTGATCAGCGTCGACTATGCGAAGAAGGCAGAGAAAGCCGACGAAAAGCAGAAGCAAGAAGGGATCAGCGTTTCGGTTCGCGCGGCGGGAAGTACGGGAAATATTATTGTCCCGCGCTTTAGCCCGGTTGCGTTGTCGGTATTTGCCGGGGATTCGCCAAGCCTTGCCCCCTGTATTTCAGCAATGGAAGTCAACGTCGACGGTACAGGCTTCGAAATAGTTCCTAGTAATAAAATGGAAACGGAAGACGAGAACGGCGAGCCTATCGACTTTAGCGACGACGCTATATATCGTTCACTTGTTGATCTGTTCACTAATCCTTATCCGGGCGAAACTATGATCAGTATTCGCCGTAACCTACGACGCGACCTTGAAGAAACAGGCAACGGATATATAGAGTTCTTGTTAAACAACGACAACGAAGTTTTATTTCTCAAGTACCTAGATTCTAAATACACGCGCCTAGTTGAGTTCACCGAGGCAGACAGAACCGAAGTTCAAGTGCCTGTAGTTAGAAACGGTCGAGAGTTTAACGCTCGCATTCGCAAGAATCAGCGCCGCTATTTATACCAAAAGGGCACAACCGCGCGTTATCTTAAAGAGTTGGGCGCAGAGCGAGATCTAGACGCGCAAAGCGGTGAATGGTCACAGCGCGGGCAACGACTTCCTTTAGCTAGACGAGGTAGCGCCGTTATTCATTTCAGAGTCGATAAAGACCACAACAACGAATACGGCTTACCGCGTTGGATTGCTCAAACCCGAAGCATTGACGGCGAGATCCAAGCGCAAAACTTGAACCTGAATTACTTCAATAACGGCGGTATCCCGCCCGTGATCGTATTCTTGCAAAACGGCACGCTAAACCCCGACAGCAAACTAGCGTTAAACGCAGCGCTTCAAGGTTCAGCCGAAAGTAAAAACAGAGGCGTAGTCGTTGAGACAACATCGAACGGCGGTAGCTTAGAGAAAGCCGCGCAAGTTGGGATCAAAGTAGAGCGCTTCAGTTCAGAACAGCAAAACGATTCAATGTTCGGCAACTATTCAGAGAACGCCTACACACAAATCAAATCATCTTACCGATTGCCGCAAATCTTTTTAGGCAGATCCGAAGATTACAACTTTGCTACGGCTTACGCATCAATAGTTATCACCGAAGCGCAAGTGTTCAAGCCGGAGCGTGACGAGTTCGACGCGATCATAAACGACCGCGTAGTGCGCGCAATAACGGATCAATTCGTGTTCAAGTCTCGACCATTGATTGCCGTCGACATTGCAACGCAGCTTCAGATCTTGACGCTTGCGAAAAACTCTAACGCAATCGGAAACGAAGAACTGATCCGCGTAGGCAACCAACTATCTAGTTTAGATCTAAACTGGAACGGTGAAGAAACCGCGACGTTAAACCCGTTGAATACCGCCGATTTGACGCCTAACAGTGACCCGGAAACGGCGACCACTGACGCAGCGCAAACCGACGATGAAGACGCAACAAATACCGGAGAACGCCAAGCGGCAGAGAAAGCCGAAGCCGTTAGCATGGTAGGCGTTGATCATAAGCGTTTGCATTCAATTGCAAAACAGTTCGCGCAAGCTATCAAATCAGAGTCTAACCCTGAAAACATAGCCGAGCTTCAAGAAGAATTACGCGGGCTTACTCAATATGAAGCCGAGCTAGTTAGCGTTAAGTTAGCGCGTGAAGTAGCCCCGGACGGCGGCGACCTTGAAGCCTTAGCGAAGCTTAACGACGCTGCAAACGCAATGCTACATAAGGGCTAAAACATGCCGACACTTGAAGAATTAGAAGCTATCCTGTTTGCGTTGGGCGAAAGACTCGCCCGCGTTTACCTTAGTTCGATCGACGACTTTCTAGACGAAGTAGAAGTGTTTATAGATAGAAATGATCTTGAAGGTGCGCGGGCGCATATCCGTGACTTAACGCTAGAACCACTTTACGAAGCAAACCGCGAAGTTATCGAGCGAGCAAACATGCAAGCCTTTATCTTCGGTTCGCAGATGATACAACAAAACCCGGTCGGCGTGCCTTCCGGGATCGTTCCTTCTATTGTATCGGCAGCAAGTGAACAAACCGGGCTAATGTTGCGCGACTTGTCGGTAACGATACAAAATAGAATGCTTCGCCGCGTTAACCAGTTCGACACGGACTTGATTAATCGAGGGCTAAAGCAGGAAACGCCAACGCAAGAACGCCAACGAATTTTAAACCAATTCAAGGACAATCTAAGAAGGACGGCGCGCGGTGGTGGTTCTTCTCTAGTCGATTTAGTTTCATCCCTGAACACCACGCGCCTAGTTAGCTATGGCTTTATGAACGAAGCCGCCTTAGTTGGTATTCGCGCTTATCGCTACAATGCCTTGATAGATGTTAGAACGACGGACTTTTGCCGACATTTAGACGGGCGAGTGTTTGAAATCACTAACCAACTTGATAGACTTGACCGCGAATTGCGAATTAACGACAGTGACGAGATCCGAAACTTTGCACCGTTCCCGCGATTTGATCGTGACTGGGAAAC